GGTGCTCCTGGGGCTGGAAAGGGTTCTATTCTAAATAATTTAGGTTTAGATAATATAAAAACTCTTAATGTTGATGATACTATTATAGCATTATCTAAAGAAATGGGTTTTACTCTAGACCAAAAACAAGCAGATGCTGATGATAGGAGTAAATATGCTCAAGCCATGGCTCAAGCCACTCAAAAGTTAAAAAAAGAGCAACTCCCTAACATTATTTCCAACCGTGAGTCTTTTATCCTAGATGGAACATCAGCCTCCTCTAAGCAAACTTCTGAACTTAAATCTCAATTAGAATCAGCAGGGTATGAGGTTATGATGTTATATGTTTATACTGATTTAACAACATCATTAACACGTAATCAAGAAAGATTTATCAAATCCAAAGGACAAGATAGAAGTTTAAATCCAAATATAGTTTTAAGAACATGGAATGAAGTGACTAAAAACTTCAATACATATAAACAAATGTTTGGTAATAATTTTATATCGGTATCAAATACTGGAGAAAAAGAAAATATAAAGGATATTGAAGATATTTTACAAACATATGTTGATCCTTTTAGACCAACAGATTCTAAACCTAAAACCGATAAAGAAATAGAAAAAATTGAACAATTATATTCTGATACTCAAAATCTTCTCCTTTCAAATATAACTAAAGAAATCATCCAGTCCTCTTTATCTAAGGAACAAGCCCAATCCAAAATTAAATCATTCTTCAATAAATGAATAAAATATCATATATATTAGTTAATGAAATATTAAAAGATAATACAACTTTAATATATGGGGGAGGATTTAAACCTCCTACTAAAGGTCATTTAGCAGTAGTTAAACAATCTTTAGAAAAATATCCTCAAGTAAATAAATACATCATATTTGTAGGATCAGGTACTAGAGATGGAATTACCCAAGACCAAGCAGTCCAAGTATGGAACATTTATAAAAAATATCTTCCAGTCAATATGGAAGTTATCCCTGTCCCTTCTCCTATTAAATCTGTGTTTGATTATTCAAAAGAAAATCCAGATAAAAATATCATATGGGTTATAGGAGGGAGACAAGGAAATGAGGATGATTTAAAAGATTTTGTAAATCGTACGAAAACAATTGAAAAATACCCTAATATAACTGCTACTAACATAATTACCCCTATATCCAATATTAGTGGTACTAAAGCAAGACAAGCATTAAAATCTGGTGATAAATCTGAGATAATAACTTACTTTCCGTCCGATATCTCCGATCAAGATATTGAAAAAATTATAGATATTACTAGTTCAAGTTTGATAAAGGAGGCGGAAGAATTTGATAGAGTGGATTATTATACTTCATTTATCACTAATGTAGTCCCATCTGATTTTAATGTTTTTAGAGAAGAAAATAGAATTATAGTAGATAATATTTTAAATGATACTCAAGAAAATGTGGCCCCTAATCATAAAGGTAAGTCATCTCCATATGGATCAGGGTATAAGAAATTAAATGAAAATACTATACCCTCTATTGATGTAATGCAAAAATGTGCTGAATTAACTCAGCATATGATTGAAAAAGGATTCAATATTAAACCTCTACCATCAGTTAAGTTTATAGGTGATGATGTATCCAATGCAGAAAATTTCTTAGGCAAGACTGCTCATTATGACCCAAATAAAAAAACAATTGTAGTATATACTTATGGGCGTCACCCTAAAGATATTGTGCGTTCTTTTTCTCATGAAATGATTCATCACATGCAAAATATTGAAGGTAGATTAGGTGATATTTCTACTACAAATACTCTAGAAGATGATCATATAAATAATTTAGAAAAAGAAGCTAATTTGAAAGGCACAATGACATTTAGAAATTGGACTGATAGTTTAAATGAAAAGAAAAATAAAGACCCATTTGGTATAAATCAATATGCCCGGGAATTAGCTCAAGGACTAGAAGAACAATCTCAAAATTATGTCATATACTGTGATATGGATGGAGTTATTGCTGACTTTGATAAAAGATTTAGGGAATTAGCCAAAATGAGTCCTGATCAGTATGAACAAAAATATGGTATTGAACAATTCTGGAATTTTATAGACAATAAAATCGGAGTAAGATTTTGGGTAGGGATTCCATGGATGCAAGATGGAAAACAACTATGGGAATATATCAAAAAATATAAACCAACACTACTCTCAGCTCCTTCCCGTAATAATGAATCTAGGTTAGGAAAAAGACTATGGGTGAAAAAACATATTCCTGGTGCTAAACTTATATTAGCATCACGAGCTAATAAACAAGATTACTCTAAACCCAATGCTATTTTAATTGATGATAGGCCTGATACTATCATAGAATGGGAAAATAAGGGAGGAATAGGTATACTCCATAAATCAGCTGAAGAAACTATACAAAAACTAAAAAGTTTAGGTCTTTAATACATACATATAATTGAACTAAATTTTTTACTTAAATGGTACTACTACAAGCAGAATCGTTAGGTGTATTTGAGACACTATCACAGTACGGAGCATTAGGTGTAATTACACTGGGTTTAGGCTCAGCATTGTGGTTTATGTTAAAACGCCAACTACAATCAGAAGATACACTAAAAAATCAAGTTGACGCTCTTCAGAAAGAGATGACTGAATACATTCGTGGAGATCAACAATATCTAAAAACTAGTATTGATAATAATACTGAAGCGCTTCATGATCTAAAGGATATTATTTTAGAGGAAGTAACTCCTAAACGTGCAACAACCCGTTCACGTACAACAACTCGTAAAAAATGAAAATAGGTAAAGGTACAGCAATGCTAGGTCTTCTAGGTGGAGGTTTAGTTTTAGTACTAGGTCAACTAGGTACTGTAGGACAAAAACATCACAAAACCGTAGAATCAGCTGTTGAATTGGTTAAGGAAAATGAAGAGATCAAACACGCAAATGATACTCTAGTTGCGACTACACAACAACTCAAACAAGTAATCCAACAGAAAGATGAACAAATTCACCAACTTGATTCAATCGTTCAAGAAGCTACTACTCCTCCGCCTGCTACTCGTAGGCGTAATGATGATGACGATGCCTCTGGCGAAAAATTCAATATCGGCGCAATATCCGATAACTAAAGTATTAAGAGGCGACACCGTAGTCATCATGTTAAAATCTCAAGCAGATGAGATTAACAGAGTATTTGCTGCCCAACGAGAAAAGATACAAGAAACAACTCAAACTACAGTTGTACTAAACACCAATATTGACAGTTTGTATAATTGGTTAAGCATAGCAGCCAAATATAATGGATTACTCTTTATTACACCGTGGGATAGTTCACTTAAATTAATTGACTTGCGGTATCATACAATGTATATCAAACGAAATAGTACTATTAAGTTGCAAGTGATTAAACCAAAACGTAGACAAGAATGGGATTACTATTGGGAAAATGATCCTAAATCAATGAATATTCCGTATAATTTGTTTGATAATGTAAGAGAAAAATATATATTACATATACAAACAGTACCTAAATTAGATTAAGTTATGGCTGAAAATATTTTAAATAAACAGTTCAAAGAAAAAGACATAGCCAGGTTAAGAAACCTAGTCACTAAAAAATACGGAGATAAAACAGGTGTACAAATAGGCTATACTAAGGCAGTCCAACATCATGAAGAAGGAGATACATGGGAAGAAAACGGAAAAAAATGGACTATTAAAAATGGTATTAAACAAAATATAACTAAGTTAGATAAAGCTAAGAAAGCATATCTAACACCTTTGTTTTGCCCCTCATGTAATAATTTAATGAAAAAACGTTTTGATAAAGAATATTTTAATATACATAAAAAATGTTTTGATTGTGTTATAGAATTTGAAACAGAACTTAGAAGAATAGGAGCCTGGGAAGAATACTATAAACAAATACATAATTCAGAAATTGAAAATGTCATAGTTAATTTTAGGGATTGGGTTAAAGACCAAGTTGATGATTCAAATAGCTCATTTATCACAGAACAGGGTGATGTAGAAAGTTGGGTTGGTGGTTCTAATAAAAAGGTTATTGAAAATCTAGATGAAACCATTAACTATTTAAATTCATTAAAAAAATGACAACTGGAATTATTACTGTACTTGTAGCATTTATAACTGCTGTTATCGGACCTATAGCCTTAGAATGGGTCAAAAATCGTCTACAGAAAAAAGATAAAAAATCCTCTGAACTAACAGCCGCTATTGAGTTCAATGAGCGGATAGATAATCAACTAGACATAATAATGGATGAACTTGAATGTGATAGAGTATGGCTAGCCCAATTCCATAACGGAGGACATTTTTATCCTACAGGCAGATCAATCCAGAAATTCTCTATTTTTTATGAAAAAGTCTCTTCAGAGACTCCCTCAATCCAAAACACTTTCCAGAATATCCCAGTATCATTATTTTCTAAAATTGTATCTAAACTCCATAAAGACGGGGAAGTAGCTTTACTTGACTGTACCCAAGATGATGAATTTGGATTATCTAGTATGATAAAAGAACATGATGTAAAATCATGGTATACTTGGGCTTTGCATGATTTAGATGATAAATTTATTGGTGTATTATCTGTTTCATTTACCAAAAAATCACATAAATTTACAAAAGATGAGTGGATATTTATCCGCCAAAAAATAGGAGTTATTGGTTCCCTCCTATCAAGTTATCTATATTATCAAAATGAGAAAAAATCTTGACATACATATAATAAAATATAAATTATGGAAAACCAATTTACACGAATGCAAAAAATAGCAGGTTTAATAACCGAGTCATTAGAAGAAAATATCACATCCATCTCTAAATCAGATTTTAAAAACATGATTAGAGAAATGGTATTAGCTGAGGCTAAAAAAGATAAAAAAGAAGAAGAAGTAGATGTAGAAATGGATGCTGAAACTGAGGAAATACCAACTGAGGAAACACCAACAGAAGATACCCCAGAAGGAAACCCAGATGATATTTTAGATGCTTTAAAAACTGCTTTAGGCGGAGCTAAAGCATTAGGTGATGAAAAACTTATTGATCAGATTGGAAATACTATTACTTTTTATACTCGTGTCCATATTGTAGGACAAGAAACAGACATGAATTAATAATTAAATAAAAAAATATATGAACACACAAGAAATTTTTGAAAAAATTGAATCTCTATTAGTTGAAGCTAAAGTAGAACATTCTAAAACAGCTAAAGCCGCTCACGGACGTGCTCGTAAAACATTAAGTGAAATAGCTAAACTTATTAAAGAATATAAAAAAGTATCTGTAAACGAAGATAAAATGTAAAATGGATACATTTGACTATAAAAAATATATAGCTAATAATCCTTTACTGAAAGAAGAAAAAGATACAGAAATTGAAGCGATTGATAATGCTGTTGAAGATGCTATTAAACTTTTAAATCCTTCAGAATTAAAAGAAATTGATCTTTCAGAAGCTATAATTGCTGAAGAAAAAGAAGTATTAAAGGAAGCGGTTAGTTCTTTAGTAATCGGAGGTTTACTAGCAGCACCCAAACTTATTGAATGGTTAGGAAAAGCTATTAAATTTATAGGAAAAAAGTTAGCAGGTAAAGACGAAAACAAAATTGCTGACTGGATTATAAATTTTGGTCATAAATGGGAAAAAATCTATATTAAAGTGCTTGTAAATGCTGTAAAATTAACTGGATTTGCTTCTCAAGTATGGAAGAATAAAGATGGAAGTATTGATGAACAAAAACTTGTTTTAACTGCTAAAGTATTATTCGCTGTAATATTAGCAGTAGCTGGAAGTATGGCCATAAAAGGAGTATTAAGCACTAACTCAGCGATCATTCAAGCTTTAGAAAGTACTTTTGCTGGTGTGAAAGCAACTGAAATAGCAGGAATAGCCAATAAAATAAAATCAAAAATTATATAATGGGAACTCTATCAGGGCAAAAATTTGACCAAACCAAATATAATCAGGTTAAATTTAACATGCTGAAAAACTTAAAAAAGTTAATCAGCAAGTATGGTCCTGATGCTGAAAAAGTAGTTCATGGTAGAGCTCTAAAAACCGCTTTAAATTCAACAAATATGAAAGAAAATAAAATAAGAGAAATGATTCATCAGGCTTTAAGTGAAAAGCAATCAAAACCAGATTTTCTAGATTTAGATAAAGATAATAATACAACTGAACCTATGAAAAAGGCTGCTAAAGATGCTGCTATTAAAAAAGCAAAAGGTACTATTACTGAAAATAAAGTAGAAGCCCTAATGGAGCTAAGAAATATCTTAGATGAACTTCAAGTATTAGGAGATCAAGCCAGAGATATTATCGCACAAAACTTCCCATCTTACCTTAGTAAAGGAGAAGCATATGGTGCTTTCGATATGGGTTATAGTGAAAACAGATATGATACTACATTAGCTTCAATCGTAGACGAAATTGAAGAATACGGTGAGGAAGAAGATGAAGATGAGGACATGATGCAAGAAGATATGGATCTTGGTCATCAAGATAACAAACCTGATATCTTAAAAGCTCGTGGAGTTAAATTAGATGAAGCTAATTTAGGTCACAACGAAATATATTCAATTGAACCAGAAGGTCGTTTTTGGATTGTTACTTGGAGTACAATGGATGGTAAAAAAGAAAAAGTATTTCAATCAGAAGATGAAGCTAGAAAATTTGCTTCTACATTAAACGAAGACCTTGACTTAGGCCACACAGATAATGAACCTCACATGCTTAAAGCAGACCTATACAAAATAGGCAAATACGCTATGGAATTATATCAAATAATGGATGATCTTAAAAACACAGGTCAAGAAATTGATTTCCCACATTGGTGGCAAGCCAAAATCATAAGGGCAGCAAGTATGGTATCCTCAGCTAAACATTATCTTGAATTTGAATTAAAAGAACCTCAAGTTGATGCTATGGTGGGAGCTGCAAGCTCAGAAGATGTGATTGATGAAAAACTTACAGCAAAAACTCCAATGAAAAAATATATCAAAGATTTTGCCAAGAGTGATGCTCCACAGTTTAAAGGTAAATCAAAAGAAAAGAAACGCCAGATGGCTGTAGCTGCTAAATTAAGCGCTGAAAATCCAACTGATGCTCCAATGATGGAAGGTGAGATTGATAAAGCTGATATTTTATCTGGTGAATTATATAAGTTAAAAGGCAAAATCCAAGACGCTTTTTTTGATAAAATTAGAAAATTTATTAATATGGGTAGTTATGAGGATGCTGAATATTTACTTAATAGAGTTAAAGGTCAAATGAAAGAAAAGGCTGTAGCTGCTAAATTAAGCACTGAAAATCCAACTGAAGGATTAGCTGAAATTATCTTAAATAAACTAAAGAATAGATGACCGAACTAGAACTAAAAGAAAAAATTAAAACTTTAGTTAAAGTTATACAAGGAGAAACTAAGAAAGTAAATCTAGTATCTCAAGAGTATGATGAATTAACTAAGTTTCCTGAGCTTAAAAAAGTCATAGTAGACTTATTAACCTCAGAGTTTGATAATTTCTTATCCTCGATTGATTGGGTAGCCCCAAAACCATCTACATTCCGTATTAATCTAAAAAATGATCAAGATTTTTATCTTGAATGGAATGGAAGAAGTTGGGTGGCTGTTGTTTCAGGAAAACGATATTATATGTTAAATTTAGCCGAAGAACAACACGCAATTGAGGCAGTAGCTAGATTATTAAGGTATGGACCTAAAAAATCAGAAGATGAAGAAACAACCCCAGTGGATACATCAACTGAAGAAGAATCACCAGCCGAAGAACCACCAGCAGAAGAAGAAGCATAATGATGTCAAGCGAATTTAAAAGAATGCAATTTTTAGCAGGGATTATAATAGAAAATAATCTTTATGAAGAGGAACTAAACTTTTCAGATCTAAATAAATTAGATGATATTATAGATCAAGAATTAACAAAGGCACAAGAAGATCAACCAGTTGAAGAAATTATAGGAATATCAACAGTTGCTTTTATCCTTGCCCTCCCGGGAATGATTAATGGATTTTTTAGAATTGTAAAAGCCATAAGAGATAAAGCTCCTTCTAAGTTTAATCTAAAAAAATCAGGATATGATAAAGATCATTTAGATTTTATAATAGATTTTACAGAAAAAATAGATAGTTATCTTGATGTTCCTTTTAAAAAAGTACTAACTCCTTTTATAAAAGATTCAATAAAAAGAGATAAAGTAGCTAAATATTTAAAAGCAGTTGTATTAATACTTATGAGTATAGGAACAGATATAACTAAAACCAAAGATATAATAGAATTTGGAAAACAATTAACCCCAGACTTTATAGACATAGCAACTAATCCTACTGTATCAAATATAATAACTAAATCAAAACAAATAATTTCTGATTTATTAAAATAAATGAAAATATGAAAATACATCAATTACGCCAACTAATTAGAGAGGAAATTAAAAACCAAATTACTCCAGATGAAAAAAATCAAATCACCCCAAATATTAAAACCATTAGCAAAGATTTAGATGACCAGAAATCTAATTTTTCTACAATTAATACTAAAGAAAAATTTGTTTCATTTATGGATGAAATTTTCTCTAAATTAGATCCTAAATTTAAAGACTCTCCAATATTTAAACAAGCTATTATTGCTATATATAACAAATATAAATAATGGACCCAATTACTAAGTTTTTACATAATATCTCTTACAAGTTTCCTAAAGGATACCCTGACATGAATAATGATCAGGATATTTTACTTTTAGAAAACGAATTAAATAAATTAGGTTTTAGTTTGAATGAAAATAATTTTAATGTTCTTACTTTTTTTGATTTAAAGAAAAGAGGAGGATATAGATTTGCGGATCTAGCTAGAAAAATAGAAGAAAAACTTCCATTTAATTTAGTCAAAGGAGAATCAACCCCCCTTCAATTTATCAACCCCGAATATTCTGATGTGTTCTTATCTCAAGATGCAGATGCTATCAAAAATTTAACATCAGGAAATGTAAATACATTTCCCTTCTTTAAGGATGATAGTGGAAAACAATATAGTATATCTGATCTTTTAAAAGATTCTTATTTTGGAGGAAAAGGAAAAGGATCAGGTACTGTTGTTGAGGATGCTAATTTACAAATATTAAATAATCAAATTTTAAAATTAGTTGAAGAAAATGATGGTCCTATTGATATTAAAGTAGGAGATAAAGTTTATAAAAACATTATTAAAGCTGAGTCTCAATCTGGAGTTCCTAAATCTGATTTTAATTTAATTGATAAAGATAATAAACCTGTAGTTTTTATATCTCATAAAAAAGCAGGAGGAAAAGGCCCATCAGCAAATGATTTTATAAGATGGAGCGGTTATACAATGTATGCCAACAACCCAGAAATTAAAAAATTTAATCAAGCTTTAGAAAAATGGGTTGAAGAAAATAATCCAGGACAAGGTATTCCTAGAGCTTCAAGATTTATAGCTCCGATTAAAGATGATGAATTAATCAGAAAATTAATTTATGGTCCTGAATATGGTAAAAACTATGGACCTAACAATGTTAATATTATATTACAAGGAAGAATAAAACTAGAACCTACCTCAGATAATACATATGAATTAACAGCAGAACATGAACTTACTCCTCCAGAATTACCTGAAGGTGATTACCAACCATACTTAACATCTGCTTACAGAGGAGATAGAACTATGTTTGGTATTAAAAACAATGAAGCAATAGTGATGACTAAAGCCACAGCTTTTTCATCTTCAAATCTTTATGAATTAGAGGGTGATAACTTTAAAAAAATAAAATAATATGTGTAAATGTGGATGTAATACTTGTGAAACTAAACCGATAACAATGATGCTTAATGAAAGCATCGCCCCACGCGCTATATTATCGGAAGGGCTAGAATATCATTTAAATAATGGTAAACCCCTAACAGAACAACTCTATCGGGCTGGTTCTTCTTCATATTTTAATCTATGGGCTGAGGCTCGAGCTTTATACTCTAGAGGTATAATTGAGGTTTATGGTGATGATAAAGAAATTATAACTGAAACTCATTTAGGAGAATTTGGTATATTAGAAGATGGAACTAGAGTACCTTTAGATTTTCCTATAGAAGAAACAATTGAAAAGAATAAACAATATTATAAAAACATAGCATTTTTAGATAAAAAAGGACTAGCTAAAAAACAATTTTCTGACGAAGATATACAAAAGGCTAAAAAAATGTTGTCTCAAGGAGAATTTAAGTTAGATGAAGCTAAAAACGAAAAGAAAAAAGATCCTCCAATTGGTAAGCCTAAACGTGGGGGTTCAAAAAAGTTCTATGTTTATGTCCGTGATCCTAAAACCAAAAAGATTAAAAAAGTATCATTTGGTGGAACCACAGGATTATCAGTAAAAATAAATGATCCCAAAGCTAGACAAGCTTTTGCTAAAAGGCATGATTGCAAAAATAAAAAAGACCGCACAAAACCATCATATTGGAGTTGTAGAATCGGCCGCTACTGGAAACAATTAGGAGGAGATAAAAATTTTAGTGGTTTTTGGTAAAAAATATATTATAAAAATATCATGATAAAATTAATCGATTTATTAAAAGAATCACCTCAAAGTGAGTACCCACCATATATGTATTCTCCTATAGGATTTGGATGTCATGTATGTAAATATCATTATATGGAAGAAGATAAACATATGTGTTCAAATAAATATTATCAAGAATATATCTCAGAACAATTTCCTGATCTAGAAAACTCAGCTGAATTGGTTGATAATAATGGTAAACCAATTGAAGACCCTTCAAAATGGTGTTCGAATTGGTTTATGCCTAAGAAATAAAACATACATATAATCAAAATGGAAGATTTAAAGAAAATACAAGAGTTTTTTTCTAAACCTGTGAATGATCCAATAGATTCAATTAAAATGGATGTTCCATTATTTCTTCGTTCTCTAGAATATGCTAGAGAAGATGCTAAGGATGATATGGACTTACATGATTTTACTGAAAAGGCAATTCAAGGTACTAAACAAAAAGGTACTTTATCAATGGCGGATTATGATGATCTAACAAGACAAAAAATAAAAGAAATAATCCAACAGGTTATCTCAGAACAAAAAAAAACTAAAAGAGATCGTTGCCTCCGTATAGCAGACCGTAAATTTGATAAACCATCAGCATATAAATCAGGAGCAGTAGTTAGATGTAGAAAAGGTGATATTTGGAAAGATTTAAAAGAAGAACAAATGTCCCCCCAAGAAATTATATCTAAAATAAAAACATATAGAATCCCATATAAAGAATTCAATCAGAAAATGAAAACTGATTGGATTCCTATGTGGAAAGAAGAGTATGGTAATGACATAGCTCACATTAATGAACTAGTTGCACGCCATTTATTATATCAAATATCAGAAGATTTGTTTGGTGGAGTTGAAGAAATAGAATTTGCAAATAAATCTAAAAATCCTACAAATCATTTTCAAATGAATATGTATTTAGGTGATGTAATTTTATGGACTAGTCCTTTTATATACGTTGACAACAATCATAAAGCTATCGCCAGACGATCTGAAATTAAAGTTTTAAATAATGATTATGATGATATAGGGGTGCTAAAAGAAGACGAATCACTCAATAAATGGTTTAAACGCTCTGGCACACCAGGTAAAGAGGGTGGTTGGGTTGATTGTAATGCACCAATTAGAAAAGATGGTAAAATAACAGGATATAAATCTTGTGGTAGAAAAAAAGGAGAAAAACGTTCAAAATATCCTTCATGTCGTCCAACTCCTGCAAAATGTAAAGATAAGGGTAAAGGAAAAACATGGGGTAAAACCAAATAACATACATATAATAAAATGAAAATAATGTTGCATAAATTGGTTGTCGGCTTAACCTTAATATTTAAAACTATGAAAAAACTATTTAGCCGTACGTCTTTAATCATGCAGATCTTCCAAGATGATAAAGGCAATTACTCCAGCAACCGCTTTGTTGGAATTATGTGTGCATTATCGCTTTGTGTAACTATGTATCACAACCAATTCACTACAGAAGAATTCGCTCCTGCTCCTATGTTGATTCAATCAGTAGCAGCATTAGCTTTTGGTGCTTTAGGTTTGGGTGCAGCAACTCGTATCTTTAAAAAAGATAAAGACCAAGAATAAATTTATTACATTAAATAGTTATGTCAAGACCATATAGGGATATTTTCTCATCAAACAATACTATAATAAGAGAGTTTGGAGATGATATAGACCCTATTGAACTTATGTGGCATAGGGATCTTAAATCCCGTATCATTACTGTACTGGAAGGGCAAGATTGGTTTTTTCAGCATGATAATTGTATACCTGTTCGACTTGAAACAAATACTCACATATTTATACAGGAACAAACTTACCATCGTTTAATTAAAGGACAAGGAAAACTAATATTACAAATACAAGAACTATGAAAATTACTAGACAAGAATTTACAAAAGCAATCAAAGAGGAAATCATTGAGATGTTATCTGGTGATAATAATCCTATGACAGACCAAATTTTTGCTTTAATCAATCAAGCTAATTTATCAGATGATGCTAAAGAGGTAATGATGAAATGGATGGAACATACTGATAATCCTCAAGCTATTATAGACTATCTTGAAGGAACAATGAATGAAGCTACTATTGAAGTTAAACCTGAGGATTTAGATAAAGTAAAATCTAAAGCTAAACCTGAGGATACTATTAAAATAGTTAAAGAAGTAGATGAAGATGAAATTGATAAAAAAGCAACTAAAGCTGCTTCATCTGGTAAAAAAGATTCAATTATCTCATTAGCCAACCAACTCGTTAAAGTTGCTACTGAAATGAAGTCATTAGCTAAAGAATACAAATCAGCTAAAGAAGGTAAAGAAACTGAAAAAGAAAAAGAAATTTTATCTAAATTAAAAGAACTTACCGCTCAAAAGAAAAAACTTGAAGCTAAATTAAGCTAATAAAAATATGCCTACTGACATAAAAGACATAATCCGGCAGGAATATGTTAAGTGTGCGAGTGACCCCGCTCACTTCATGCGAAAATACTGTTACATCCAGAATCCAACAAGAGGAAGAGTTTTATTTAATTTATATCCCTTTCAGGATAAAGTTTTAAACTTATGGAAGGATAATCCTTACTCCATAGTTTTAAAATCTCGTCAGTTAGGTATCTCAACATTGGTGGCAGGGTATTCTTTATGGTTAATGTTATTCCATAAAGATAAAAACGTATTATGTATAGCCACTAAACAAGAAACAGCCAAAAACATGGTTACTAAGGTAAAATTCATGTATGATAATTTACCTTCTTGGCTTCGAATCCCAGCAGATGAAAAAAATAAATTAACATTACGATTATCAAACGGTTCCCAAGTCAAAGCAGTATCTGCTGCCTCAGATGCAGGCCGTTCAGAAGCCGTATCTATGTTGATTATAGATGAGGCTGCTTTTATTGATGGTATTGATGAAATATGGGCATCTGCTCAACAAACTTTAGCAACAGGTGGAGGAGCAGTTGTATTATCAACTCCATATGGTGTTGGTAACTGGTTCCATAAAACCTGGGCTAGAGCCGAAGCACAAGAAAATGACTTTTTACCTATTAAATTACCTTGGTACGTACACCCAGAACGAAATGATGAATGGAGAAAACGTCAAGATGAACTTTTAGGTGACCCTAAATTAGCTGCCCAAGAATGTGATTGTGACTTTAACACATCTGGTGATATTGTATTCCATTCTGAATGGATAGACTTTATATCTCAAACTTCAATTCAAGAACCTATTGAACGTAGAGGAGCAGACAGAAATTTATGGATATGGGAACCTGCTGATTATTCAAGAGAATATATGGTAGTAGCAGACGTAGCTAGAGGAGACGGAAAAGACTACTCAGCATTCCATGTAATGGATATTGAAAGTAATGTTCAAGTAGCAGAATTTAAAGGACAACTACCTCCAAAAGAATTTGGATATTTCCTAACAGGTATAGCCACTGAATATAATAACGCTTTACTTGTTGTAGAAAATTCAAATATTGGATGGTCAACTATTGACGCTATTATTGAAAGAGGATACAGGAATTTATATTATGCCCCTAAATCTGAAACACATACATACGAATCATATTTTAACAAATACGAATCATCCTCAAATACAGTACCTGGATTCAGTATGAATCTAAAAACACGTCCTTTAATAGTAAATAAATTTAGAGAATACATTGGTGATAGATCAGTGATTATTCGATCTAGACGTTTACTAGAGGAAATGAAAGTATTTGTATGGAAAAATGGAAGACCTGAAGCCCAAACTGGGTATAATGATGACCTTGTTATGTCATTTGGTATAGGAATGTATTTAAGAGATACATCTTTAAAGTTTCAACAACAAAGCCTAGACTTATCTAGAGCAGCCCTCAACAACATATCAAGCAATAAATATGGATATTCTGGCGCCTACTCAGGTCATAACAACCAAAATCCATATAATATGAATGTAGGAGGAAAAGATGAAAGCATTCGTTGGCTTTTCTAAAATTTTTTCTTATCATATATGACATACATATAACATATGGCAGACAAAAGACTATTTCCTAGATTAAAAAGATTATTCTCCACAGACGTAGTAATACGAAATGTAGGGGGAAATCAACTCCGTGTAATGGATATTAATAAAATCCAACAATCAGGAGAACTTGAAACAAACTCATTAGTAGACAGATTCAATAGAATATATACGAATCAGCCAACTTCAATTTACGGCCAACAATTTAACTTTAATTATCAGACATTACGTCCAACATTATATTCTGAGTATGATGCTATGGATACAGACGCTATTGTAGCCTCTGCTCTTGATATTGTGGC